TAACTTTTGAGCAACTAAAAAGTTTTCAAACCACATTCCATCCGTATCTTGTGGAGTTCCGCTTGTTGTACTTCGTTTTGTATTATCGGTGTGTAAAATATCGTTACCAATAATCAAAACTATCTTATCAATATTGAATGATTCAAGTCTTTGAATTATTTTATCTATTCCTTCATGTACTCTTTTAACTGCTATATTTGAATTGTAATTATCGCCTGATTCATATTCGGTTGCTAGTTTACCTATGTGTATATCTGCCGGATCTATAACTAAACAATGGCAGTCTTTTAATTTAGTTCTTTTAATTGCAGGATATTTAGGCGAATGTTTATCCATATCCTTAATAATATTTGCTTTTAAATCTTCTAAACTTTTTTCTTTAGGCTTTGCAAATATTGAGAATAACTCACTTTTGTACCAATAATGTTTTACTTCGTTGGGGTCTATTCCTGCTGCATGACATTCTTCGTCAAGTTTAGATTTTTGGGTCCTATATTTCATTAGCAAACTTTCTTCGTCGTCGGTAAGTCTGTATCTAACATTATTGTTTAGTTCCGCTTTACCTACATTAGATTTTGCCATAAGTTGGTTTTTTGTGTAAATATAACATTTTTTGTTTAATTTTACATTATGCATAAAATAAATATAAAACCGTTATCAGTTAACCAAGCATGGCAAGGGAAAAGATTTAAGACAAATTTATATAAACAATATGAGCATGATGTTTTACTACTCCTGCCTAAGATTAAGATAGTAGAACCACCTTACAAACTTAATTTAATAGTAGGATTTAGCAATAAAGCAAGTGATATTGATAACATTTTAAAGCCATTTTTAGATATTTTACAAAAGAAATATGGCATAAATGATAAGCATATTGAAGTTTTACATATTGAAAAACAAATAGTTACAAAAAAAAATGAATTTATTTGCTTTGAGCTGTTGCACAATCAAAAATAATTTTTTATATTTGCAATGTTGTCTGGAAGCAACTAATAAAATATTACTCAAAAAGCTCAATTCTGCGTGTCTTCCAGCACAAAGTTTTGGGCTTTTTACATTTTAAAATATGGCAGAAAATAAAAAATCATTTGTTCTTTATTGTGATTTAATTCACACTATCGAAAAGATGCCAAACGACAAAGCTGGATTGTTATTTAAACACTTACTTAGGTATGTTAATGATCAAAATCCAATCATTGATGACCTGTTAATTGAAATTGCTTTTGAACCAATTAAGCGACAACTTAAAAGAGATTTAGAAAGTTGGGAGGAAAGTTTAATTAAAAAAGGTGATGGTGGAGCATTAGGAAACTTAAAAAGATGGCATTTGGATTTATATAACAAAGTGATTTCTAAAGAGTTAAGTTTGCAAAAGGCTGTTGAACAATCAAAGTATCGCATAGCATCGCATAGCGATAAAACCGTATCGCACCCGATCGCATCTATCGCTGTAACTGTAACTGATACTGTAACTGATACTGTAACTGTAAATGTAACTGATATTAAAAAAGATATATATAGGGCTTTCGCCCACCTAAAACTTTCTAATTTAGAATTTAACAATTTGGTTAAAGCAGGAAACTCAAAAGAATTGATTGATGATATTTTAGATAGGATTGAAAACTTTGCAGGAAACAAAAAATACAAATCTTTATACATGACTTGTTTGAATTGGATTAAAACAGATAAAGGATTTAGTGCAGGTAGTGTAGGAAAGAAAGAATATTTACTAACTTCGCCACAAGGTAAACATAAGTTTTTATTTACAGAAGACGAACTAAAGGCTAAAAAGCTAACTGGTTACTGGAAGGAGCAACACGAATTATGATAGTAATTAACCCAATAGACAAAAAAGAATACGACATCGAGGTTACTAAAAACGGTGAAAATCAAATGACCTGCCCAGAATGTTCACCTCACCGCAAAAAGAAAACGTTAAAATGTTTTAGCTTTAACCTTAATAAAAATGCTGGCAGGTGTAACCATTGCGGAGTGGTATTGGTAGCCAAAGAAGATAAGCCTGTTTTTGTAGAACCTGCCAAAGTTTACAGTAAGCCGATTTGGAATAATAAAACAGAATTATCAAATAATGCCGTTAAATGGTTTGAAAGTAGAAAGATCACACAAAGTATATTAAATGAATTTAAAGTTACTGAGGGTCTTGAGTGGATGCCACAAACCCAAACAAACGTTAACACAATACAGTTTAATTACTTTAAGTTTGGTGAATTAGTAAATGTTAAATACCGGGATGGTGCTAAAAACTTTAAACTATTCAAAGATGGTGAAATGATATTTTACAACCTCGATGCCACAATTAACAACAATGTGATAATAATTGTTGAAGGCGAAATGGATGTTTTAGCAATGGCTCAGTCTGGTTTTAAAAACGTTATATCAGTACCAAACGGATGCAACGATAAAGGCAAAATTAACATGGACTACCTAGATAATTGTATTGATTATTTTGTAGAGGATTGTAAATTCTTATTGGCACTTGACAATGACAAGGTAGGTAACCGATTAAAGGATGAATTAGCCAGACGTTTAGGTTACGAAAATTGCAGTACCATTACCTTTAAAGATTGTAAAGATGCCAACGACTGCCTAATTAAATACGGAATTATTGGGGTAACTGAATCTATTGAAGCTGCTAAAGAATATCCTATCGAGGGGGTTTTTAATGCTATTGATATTCAAGACTCAATATGGGATTATTACAATAATGGTTTACCAAGTGGCTTTGGTATTGGGATGCATGAGTTTGATATGTTTTTAAAGTTTCAGCCGGGTTATCTAACTGTTATAACTGGCATCCCTGGTCATGGTAAAAGTGAGTTTTTAGACTTTTTAATGTGCCGTTTAAATATTTCACACGATTGGAAGTTTGCTTTATATTCACCAGAAAACCACCCATTGCAATTACACTTTAGTAAGTTAGCTGAAAAGGTTATTGGTAAACCATTTGACGGGCAAAATAGAATGTCACCTTTAGATCTTACAACTACAATAGAATATTTAAAAGACGTTTTTTACTTTGTTAATCCTGCAGAAAACTTTACACTTGACAATATTTTAACAGCCGTTAAAAGTTTAGTCCGTAAAAAAGGAGTTAAGGCTTTTGTTATTGATGCTTGGAATAAATTAGAACACAATTACAGTACAAACGAAACTAAATATATCTCTGAACAATTAGATAAAATAGTTACATTTTGTGAAAAGAATAGCGTACATTGTTTTTTAGTTGCTCACCCAACTAAAATACAAAAAGACAAAGCAAGTGGAAAATTTGAAATACCAAACCTTTATTCCATAAGTGGTTCTGCTAACTTTTACAATAAAGCTGCAAATGGAATAACAGTTTACAGGGACTACGAAAACTTTACTACTGAAGTTTATATTCAAAAAGTAAAGTTTAAACATTGGGGGCAAACTGGATGCTGCCAATTAGCATGGGACAAAACAAATGGTAGATATTATAAAGGTATGCCAAATAATGATAGTTGGATTCAATCTAATAAACCAAAGGAACTTCAACAAAATGATAACTTTTTAACAAGCCCACTTGATATAATTACAAATAACGGTAAAAACGAAATAGATCCATTTTAAAAAATAGAAATATGATTGAAATAGATGGCGAACTTTACCAAATTAAAAAGCAATACAATAATGTAATTGTCTTTTATCTTAACAATCCTTTTTATATCTTTAACAACATTTTAGTAGATACGGGAATTAAAACAATATAATATGGAAAAAACAATAATAGTACACGTGGTTTACAGCGTTTATGCAGATAAACTTTACACATTTGAATCGTTTGAAGAGATGCTTTTAACACTTTTATTTATTAAAACAGAACCTATATGACCCAACAATTAGCCTACCAAATAATTAAAAACTACCTTAAAACACATAGTCTGCCTACTAAGGATATGGATATTTGGGTAGGTGATGTTAAATATACTTGGTTACAATTAATTAAAATATGTTATGGAATTAAAAGAGATTAAAAAGAAAGCAAGAAAATACAGAAGAAAATGTATAATTGAATGGTATAAATACTTTAAGAATGAGGTTGATAAAGACCATAATCTTGAAAGTGGTGTAACAATAGGACTAAATTTAATGTTTATGTATAATTATGGACAAAAACAAGGGGCTAGACTCCTTTGTTTTAAAAATAAAAATTTAATAATTAAGCCTATTTTAATGAATGTAAACGGTAGAGAAGTGCCACATCCTTGGTTAAGTAAAATAATTTATTTGTAAGTTAAAATAAATTATTATATTTACACCCGATGACGCATAAGCAAGTAATCGAGGTTATAATATCAAACGACAGTTTTTTGAAATACTGCCACAAATTGGCGTCACCACGTACTCACATAGCTGAAGACTTATACCAAGAAACTATCTTAGCTATTTGTGAAACTAAAGATGATCGTTTTGTTAAGGCATACAATGATGGTTACCTAAGCCCATTTGTAATTAAAACAATTAGGAATATTTGGTTAAAGCGAAACACTTTTAAACAACATACAGACGGCTCAACTTCACCTTTAATGGAATACGCTAACACCTTACAAAACATAGATGCTTTTGATTTTGATAGAACTTACATAAACCAAATATCTAAAGACTACGACCCGACAGCGGATATAGTTTTTGAAGCTGCAAAGAAAATAATAGCTAAAGATAGTGATAGCGATAGAATGGAAATAAGATACCGAGCGAGGGTTTATAACCATTCAAATAATAACATTGCAGGCTTTGAAGCTATTAAATCATTTAAAAATGCTGGCAGGTTTTCGCAATACATTGGAATAAAAAGATGCGCTATTTATAAAAGCTGCAGAGAATACCAAGAGATTTTAAAAAGTAAACTAAAATATATTATCAATGGTTAATTATTTATACATCGCTTTGTTTGCGTTTTGGTTTGCTGAACTTTCAACAATACCTCAAAGGATATTAATAGCAACGGGATTTAAAAACCTTTACCCGTTTAGTTGCGTAAAGTGTTTATCTTTTTGGATGGCTTTAATTTACTCTTATAACGAACCGTTTTGTATTATTATAGCAGGTGTTACTTCGTTATTAGCAATGACTATTTGTTTAATATTTAATAGATTAAGATGAACCGAGACGAAGCATTAGATGTTTTAGTAAAACATTCCACCTTTTTTGAGATATATGCGAAAGAACTATTTATCCCTAGAGGATGCGAGGGTATTATGGCGGAAATAATAGCAGCTTACAAAGTAATTAATAACGGTTACGTTTGTTCATCATGTGGTAACGAATTTATAATTGATGCTAACAGATACCGTTTACACCGAATGAAAGAACTTAATTTAAAACACCATACGTTTGATGACAAAGATACTCCTAATCCACAGCTTTAACATTAAAGACAATAAGCCAGAGTTTAACGCTGTTTCTTATTATCGCATGAATAAACCGCATGAAGTTTTAGCACGTTTAAACCCAGACTTTGAAATTGTGCATTCTAAACCTAATGACATTTATCCTGATGACTTTTTAAAAACTATTGACTTAGTTTTATTTTGTCGTGAAATAGATAATAGCAACGGAATTATAGAAGCCCTTAATAAGTTAGGCATTCGTTTTGGTTTAGATCTTGATGACTATTGGATTTTGCCAGAAGACCATTTGTTATACGAACATTATAAAGAAACTAATAAACCTCAACTAATTATTGATTCAATTAAAGCAGCTCACTTTGTTATTTGCACAACTGAAATACTAGCCGGTAAGATTAAAGAACACAATAAAGAAGTTTATGTAATTGAAAACGGTATTGATACGGATGACAGCGTGTGGCAAAATAACCACATAAACTCTAAACGTATTAGATATGGCTTTACGCAAGGCACAACTCACATACCCGACGTTATGTCTATTCATAAAGACGTGCAAACTGCTTTATACGATGCCGACTTTAACCGTAATTGCCAAGTTATCTTAACAGGTTGGAACGCTATTAGAAGTGAAGAGTCGGTTTACATTGGTTACGAACGTATGTTAACTGATAACCTTAAAACACTATTGCCAGTCGAGCGTGAGTATTGTTTACGACTAGTTAAATATAAGTTTCCTAGCGGTATTAGTAAACCATACAGAAGAGTTGGTGCTTTGCCGGTATATGAATTTGCAAAGGTTTATGACGAAATGGATATTTTAGTTGCACCTTTAATAGATAATGATTTTAATAATTGTAAGTCTGAGTTAAAAATGATTGAAGCAGGTCATAAAGGATGTGCATTTATGGGGCATAATGTTAACCCTTACAGTTCTTTAATGACTAAAAAGAATAGTTTTGATTTGACTTGGGGAAACTTTTATGAGTGGTCTAAATATATTTTAAGCAATCCTAACTTAGTAAAAGATACGGCTGCACAATTAACTTTAGATACTAAAAAATATTCATTAAATTTGCTAACTGATAAACGTAAAGAACTTTATGAGCGATTCAAATAAACTCTACCACTATTACCACATATATGCAGACGGTCAATGGTTAGAGCCAGTTAGCGAACATATTAAAGCCCTACGTAAATGGGGGCTTATTGATAACTTAGCGGCGTTCCGTATTGGAATAGTTGGGGCAGACCATAACCGTACATCCGTTATTCAATACCTAATTAACGAACGGATTAATTTTGATGTAATAGCAACATCCGATACAGGGTGGGAACAGGTTACTCAAATACCAATGTATGAATTTGCCCAAGATAATGACGGATATGTTTTATATGCTCACTCTAAAGGCTCATCACGTCCTGAACAACCTAATCAATCATGGCGAAGATCAATGACTTATTACAACGTTGGGCAATGGCAAATAGCAGTACAAAAACTAAATGAGGGCTTTGATGCAGTTGGTCAACATTGGATGCGACCATCACATCATTCAGTTGAACACAGAGGTAGTCCTTTTTTTGGAGGTACATTTTGGTGGACTTCATTATCACACGTACGTAAAATGTTAGCGCCACCAGTATTTAACCGGCATGATGCTGAAGGATGGATTGGTTACGTTAACGGCGAAGATATGAAATGCTTTGATTATACTGGTCATATCTCGGCTCACCCATGTTATTCTATGTGGACAATAGAAACTCAACAATGGATATACGAATGAAACTAAATATATTTACACCTTTATTCCGGAGTGGAATGATTAAGAAAGTAGCCGATTCAATACCCGACTACCAAGATATTAATTGGATTGTTGTAATTGCCAAACACAGAGAGATACTTATTAAAGAATGCCAAGCATATAATATTCCTTACTTAACAGTTGATTGTATTGATGACTTAAGCGGTGTGGGTAAAAAGGTTAACAAAGCCTTAGACAATTTACAAGACGGTTTCTTTTTTGGTTTAGATGACGATACCACATTCAATCATAACACTTATGATATATTTAAAAAGTATCAAAATGATTATGATATGATTGTGGGGCAACAAAAACTATTAGACGGTAGTATTAGAATAGCACAAAAGCCAACGCATTGCTATACAGATGGAGCGCAAGGTTTAATTAGAACTACCTTAATAGATGGTTTACGCTTTGGATGCTTTACGACTGATCCAGTAGCAGACTGTAACTTTTTATTAAATTGTTGGGATAAGTCAAATAAAAACCTTATCTTAGATGAAGTAATTAGTAACTATAATTTTTTGAGATGATAGACTTTAGTAAAATGACGCTACCTTGTGATGTAGCAAACTCACATATTTTAGGCGAGATAATTGTATGTTTAAACTAATGCAGGATATTTACGAACACCAAACAGAATGGAAATAGAAAAAATAGCAATAAGTAAAATTAAACTTAATCCAAATAACCCTCGGTTAATTAAGGATGATAAGTTTGCCAAGTTGGTTCAGTCTATAAAAGACTTTCCAGAAATGTTAAATATCAGACCGATAGTGGTTAATGATGATATGATTATATTGGGCGGAAATATGCGTTTTAAGGCATGCAAAGAAGCTGGGTTAAAGGAAGTATCGATTATTAAAGCAAGTGGATTATCTGAGGAGAAACAAAGGGAATTTCTTATTAAGGATAATGTTAGTGGTGGCGAATGGGATTGGGATTTATTAGCAAATGAATGGGAGGTTGAGCAGTTGGATGCTTGGGGACTTGATATTCCTGACTTTGCCGTTAAAGAGTTGGAAGCTGAAGAGGATGACTTTGATACAACGCCACCAGAAGTTTCAATAACTGTTTTAGGAGACTTATATGAGATTGGAGAACATAGGTTACTTTGTGGGGATAGTACTCAAACTGATACTTTTGAAAAATTGATGCAAGGAGAGTTTGCTGATATGGTTGTTACTGATCCACCTTACAATGTAGCTTATGAAGGTAAAACTAAAGATGCTCTTACTATTGAAAACGATTCAATGGGTAATGATGATTTTTATAAATTCCTTTATGATTTCTATTCTGCACTTACAACTGCAGTTAAAAAAGGTGGTGCAATTTATGTTTGGCATGCATCTTCAGAAATTATTAACTTTGGTAAAGCTATGGTAGATGCTGGTTGGTTATTAAAGCAACAACTAATATGGGTTAAAAATACTATGGTAATGGGAAGACAAGATTACCAATGGAAGCATGAACCTTGTTTATATGGATGGCTTAAAGGAGATAGTCATAAATGGTATTCTGATAGAAAACAAACAACTCTTATTGAATTTAATAAACCAAGCAGAAACGGAGAACATCCAACTATGAAGCCGATAGGATTGTTTGCTTATCAAATAGGTAATAGTTCAAAGGTTGGCGATATTGTTATTGATGCATTTGGTGGTTCAGGAACTACAATGGTAGCTTGTGAACAATTAAAAAGGAAATCAAGAATAATAGAATTTGATCCGAAGTATTGCGATGTAATTATAAAGAGGATGATTAAACTTGATCCAAGTCTTACTGTAAAAAGAAACGGAATAATAACTAAAGAATTTGAAGATGCCAAGTAGCGACGGACACAAAAACTTAATACCTTATACAAAAGGTCAAACAGGCAACCCACACGGACGACCTCGTAAATTCGTGTGTCAACTCAAAGATATGGGTTACAATAAACAAGACATAACTCAAACCATTGAGAATATGATGGCTATGACTATTACGGAATTAGCAGAAGTATTTAAAGATGATAACTCTACTGTATTAGAAAAAACAGTTGCCAACGCTATTAAAAGAGGTATTGAAAAGGGAACGTTATATTCAATGGAAATTTTACTTAATAGAGTTTACGGGCAACCTAAACAAGAGGTCGAGTCTAAAAACGAAAACACAAACCTCAACACAACAGTTGAGATAATTAAAAGCGATGCGCCACTTAGTAGTAATGAAAAGGATATTAGTTTAGATTAATGTGTTTAAAACCTCATGCCTATATGAAGCCAATTACTTTGCAACCGAAGACGTACTCGTAAACCAAGGAGGATCTTCGTCTGGGAAAACTTATTCAATACTTCAAGTCCTATTCACTAAAGCCATTCAATCGCCAATAGTTATCACAGTTGTTGGCGAATCAATCCCTAACTTAAAAGCCGGGGCGTTACGTGATGCCTTAGATATCTACAACAATAGCGAACAACTTAGGCATAAGATAGCAGACTACAATAGAACAGACCGTATCTTTCAATTTGCTAATGGCTCAGTTATGGAATTCAAATCTTATGAGACCGCCCAAGGTGCAAAGTCAGGTAAAAGGGATTATCTATTCATAAACGAAGCGCAAGGCATAACATACGATATATTTAACGAATTGTATATGCGTACCCGTAAACAAGTTTATATCGACTACAATCCCAATGCTGAGTTCTGGGTGCATGAAAATCTAATAGGTACGGATGGTGTTAAACTATTCATATCCGACCACCGGCACAATCCATTTGTCGCTCAAAAGATACGTGATAAAATAGAGGGTTTACGCTTTAAAGACATGGAACTATTCAAAGTTTATGCTCGTGGCATGACTGGGAAAATAG